AGGCGACCCTTCAGTCAAATTTTTACAAAATCCAGTTTAGAGGGGTACCCCTTAAATGGAAAACATTGAATCTATAAAAAAAGAGGTTGAAAATACAAAGCGTTCATACCGTGCGATAGCTAAAGAATTTGGAACGAATCATACACAAATTGGAATTTTAATCAAATTGCATAATTGGAAGATTGAGCATAGAGTTTCCAAAAATTCCAATATTTCCACTACTGAATATAACCCCCATGTGGCAATATTAGGTAAAACAGCAATTAGGAAAATTGAAGAAATAAAAAAAGAACTAGGTAAACAATATTCACCAGTTGATGAACCATTAATTGTGATGTATGCAAAATCTTATGAAAGATATATAGATCTAGAAAGCAAATTAGGACTAAGTGTTGATAAGATTATTTCAATTAGTACAAAAACTGGTTCTGAATATATGTCACCACTTTTTACAGCAACACTTGCTATTCAAAAAAATCTAGTAACTATTGCAAATCAACTTGGACTGTCTATTGCTTCAAGAAAAAAACTAGGATTAAACTTTAAAAAAGAAGATGAAGGACAAACTTCAATTTTTGACTTTGCAAAAAGCTTTGCTATGGATGATGAGGATTTAGATGATATTTAATGGTCAAGAGGTTCATGCTTATTATGAAAAAACTTTTGAAAGACATCAAAGGGATTTAGCAGCTGTTGAATCAGGAGCTAAATCTAATCTAAGATTTAATAAAAAGCTAGGACTCGCATATATTCGAATTATTGAGAGTATGAAACACTATAAAGGTGAATTTGCTGGACAAAATATAAAACTTGAACCATGGCAAAAGAAATCAATATGTATAGCCTTTGGATGGGAAAAAAAGAACTCAAGAGGTCAATGGGTAAGAAGATTTAATACAGTATTTTTCTTTATTCCTAGAAAGAATGGTAAAACTCTATTAGCTTCAGCAATAACAATAGCAGATTCAATCATCAGATATGAAATGGGTGGTGAAGTTGTTATATTTGCTACAAAGAATAAACAAGCAAAATTAGCTTGGACTGGTGTTGAGCATATGGTAAAAGCTCACAAAGAGTTAAAAGATGATAGTAAAATTACCTACGGTGTAATAACTATGCAAAAAACAGATACAAAGTTTTCAACTCTTGGTAGAGATTCTGATACTGAAGATGGTTCTAATCCAACAATAGGCGTTGCAGATGAATTACACGCTCATCCTGATAACTCTTTGTGGGAAGTAGTAGAATCAGGTCAAGGTTCAAGAATTCAACCCCTGATGTTTGGAATAACAACAGCTGGTTCAAATGTATTTAGTCCTGGTTATAATATGTATGAATATGCAAAAAATATTTTAGAAGAAAGAATTGAGGATGATAGTTTTTTTGCTTTTATTGCAGAACCTGATAAAGAAGATGATCCATTTGAGGAATTAACTTGGGCAAAAGCAAATCCAAACTATGGGGTTTCAGTTTCAAAAGATTATATGGAAAGACAAGCAAAACAAGCCTATGAAAGACCAGAGTTAAAAAACAATTTTTTAATTAAAAATTTAAATATTTGGACAAATAGTGCTGAATCATTTGTACCTTATGAAAAGTGGAAAGCTTGTGCTGGAGAAATGATTGATTTTAGTTTACCAGGAGTTATATTAGTTCAAGGATTTGACCTTTCAATAGCAGATGATTTTTCAGATAAAGCAAATGTTTATAAGTATCAAAATAAATATTATATAAAAATGAAACATTACATACCTAAAGAAAATCTATTTGAGAGAGAAAAGACTCTAAAAGTACCTTTGGTTAGTTGGGTAAATGAAGGATGGATTACAGCAACACCAGGAAGTACAATAGACTATGATTTTATATATGAAGATATGAAAATTCATCTTGATAGTTGTAAAGCTGTAACCTATGACCCATGGAAAGCAAAACATTTAGTTAAAAGACTTGAAGATAATGGATATGAAGATAATATTCCACTAAGACAAGGTTTTGGCTCTATTTCATCACCTACGAAATTCTTTTTAGATTTAGTAAAAGAGGGTAATTTAGTACATGAAAATGACCCAGTTTTAAACTGGATGGTATCAAATCTAACAATCATTTCAGATGCAACGGGAAATATTAAGCCTGATAAAACAAATCCAAATAAAAAAATAGATGGACCAGCTGCAATAATCAATGCACTTTCATATTTTGAAGCAACTCAAGATGAAAAACCTACAAATGTTTATGAAGAAAGAGGATTGAGGGATTTAGATTAATTTCCCTCGGGAAATTAATTTTCTTTTTTCTGTCTTAACTCTCTTTCTTCTTTAATCTTTTCAAGCCCTTTTAGCATAAGCTGTAGTTTTAATTTTCCAACAGCAGTATTTTTATATTCAGAAACAGTTGATTCTCGAACTTGCAAATATTCTGCAAGTTCTTTTTGTGTTGTTTTACATTTCTTCATTTATTTTCTTTAATTAAATGTTTATTTTTTTCAAATAACTCATAAGAAGCCAAACTAGTACAAAATTGACAATTACCTTGATTTAAATAAACTAAGTCTATATACTCAGATTCTAAACCTTTATCATAAATTGTATAACTTGAAACACCATTGAATTTGTCTAAAGTTACTTTATAATATCCGCTCATATCAAAAGATAAATCTAAATCGTTTTTATTATTTTCTATATAAGTTTTTACATCTTTAATTGATATTCCAACAACTGAATAAATTCTTTTTCTTGTTTCTACTGTATAAACTTTTACTTTCATCTTCTATCCTTTTTTTATGTTGTTTAATCTTTCTATACAAGAATTATTACATAGTATTTATTAAATTAAACTTAAATAATTCAGTAATACCGAATTAACATAGATAAATAATACAAATTTCCAAATTCTTTTCCAAATCTTTCCAACGCCAACATATGTTGGCGGTAATTTTATAAACTTCTTTCATGGAAAAATTAAAAACCCTTGCAATCATATTATTATTTCTATTGTTCCTATCAACAATTATTTCAGTTGGAGTATTTTGTCTTTTTGATTTTAGATACTTTCAAATATCTTTAGGTTCAACATATCTAATTAGTACAATTTTTATTCTTTCTCAATTTATTTTAATTTTATTAACTAAAGATACTCAAGAATGAAAAATTTACTAACTCCTTTTATGTCTTCGGATACTACTGAAGTATTTCATAGTGATAGTACTAGATATTTAGATTTGTTTTCTTCAAGAGGTAGTGTATCGGTTGGAACAGCTCAAAAGATTGCAGATGTATTCGCTTGTATAAACCTAAAAGCAAATGCAATGGCATTATTGCCATTAAAACTTTATATAGTTACCGAGAATGGCAAAAAAGAAAATAAATCACATTCTTTATATAGATTATTAAGAAAAGAACCAAACCCAAATTTAACAGCTTTTGAGTGGAAAAAGATGATTTCTCAAGATTTAGACTTACGAGGAAATCATTATGCTCAACTTATTAAAAACGGATTAGGGGAAATAGTGGCTATTTATCCACTAAAAGCTGATTTAATGACTGTATCTTATGCTTTAAAAAACAATAATAAAGAAAAAATCTACAACTATAATGGAACTTTAATACCAGCAGATAGAATATTACATATTATTGATATTCCTGATAATGAGGGATTAGTTGGTATTTCAAGAATTGCATATGCAAGACAAACATTGGAATTTGCAAATAATGCTGCAACTCATGGAAATAAATTATTTAAAAATCAAGCAACACCAAGTGGTGCATTTACAAATCCCTCAGAACTTAGTGATCAAGCTTTTGAAAGATTAAAAACGCAGTTAGAAGAAAAATATTCAGGTTTAGAAAATAGCGGAAAACCTTTATTGTTAGAGGGTGGGTTAACTTTCTCACCTATTTCAATTTCAAATAGTGATTCACAGTGGCTTGAATCAAGAAAACTTAATCGTGAAAACATTGGTGCTATTTTTGGAGTTCCTACTTCAATGTTAAACGATTCAACTGCTTCATCTTATGGGAATTTAGAGCAAAAATATTTAGAGTTTCAAACGAATACTATTTTACCAATCTTAATTGCAATAGAAGAAAAAGCAGAACAAAAACTATTAAACAAATCGGAAAAATCAAATTTAATTATCAAATTCCAATTTAACGCACTTTTAAGAGCTGATGTAAAAACAAAAGCTGAATACTACAAAAACATGTGGGGAATTGGTTCTATGAATCCAAATGAAATAAGAAGTTATGAGGACATGAACTCTTATGACGGTGGTGATGAGTATTTTATGCAGTTATCTTATGCACCTGTAAGCAGGATAATAAGTGGTGAAGCTACAAAAGATTTAAAAAATTTCACGGGGGAAAATAAACAATGAATGAGTTTTTGATTGATGGAGAAATAGGCTCTTGGGGTATGAGTGCATCAACTGTGAGAGAATATTTAAATTCTATAACTGGTGATGTAAAAGTAACACTAGACAGTCCAGGTGGTAGTGTATTTGAAGGTATCTCCATACACAATGCATTTAAAGAATATGACAAAGGAACTGTAACTATGGTTATGGGTTCTTTGGTAGCTTCAATAACTACATATATTGCAATGGCTGGAGATAAGATTCTAGCTCATGATAACTCAACATTCATGATTCACAACGCTTGGACTTTTACTTATGGTGATGAAAACGAATTAAGAAGAATTGCAGATGTGTTGGCTGGACTTTCATCATTAATAGCTAAAAAATACATTTCAAAAACTGGCAAATCAAAAGAACTTATAAAACAAGCAATGGATAAAGAATCTTATTACTTTGGGAATGAGATTTTAGATTCTGGTTTTTGTGATGAAATTATCTCAACTGAAAATCAAAACACCAAAGATGAATCATTAGCATTAGCAAGAGAGAGTTTTAAAGCTTGTTGTAAAACAGCAAGTGAGAAATTCTCAAATGATGAGTTCGTGCAAGCTGTTGCAAAACTCACTAAAGATGGTGTTTTAGATGTTGTTCCTAATGTAGATGATGAAGAAAAAGAGGTGGCATTGAATAATGCTAAACAAAGAGAAAGAGACCTACAAATTTTAGAAATGGAGATTAACTTATGAATTTACAAGAACTGATTTCAGCAAGAGCTGAAAAATTTAAAGAGATGAAAGCATTAAATGATGCTAACCCAAAAATGGATGCGACAATTGAAGCAAAATATAATGCTTTATCTGATGAAGTAAAAGCTTTAACAAGAAATATTGATTTAATTGCTACTGAAAATGGATTAAGAAATCAAGTTGATGAACCAATTATTGCAGGTGTTAATGCTATGGCAAGTGCGGATTACAGAAATGGTTTTGATAAATATATTGCTGGCCAAGATTTTGCAGATTTTAAAGCTGCAATGACTGAAGGTGTTGCAGAGGATGGTGGTTATACTGTTCCTCAATCTTATCAAAATACAGTTTTAGAAAAGTTAAATACTTTATCAAGAACTAGAAGTATTTCAAATGTTATTAGTACAACATCAACTAGAAATGTTCCAGTTGAAGGTGATGCTCCAACTTTTGCATGGATTGATGAAACTGGAACTTATGGAGAGACGGATTCTTCTTTTGGAAACAAACAA